TTACTCATTCTTAACTTTGAGTTTGACATTCTATTTTAAATGATTTAATTTATTCTTTAAGATATTCAATTGATTCAGCAATCGGACAGATCAGAGATCAATTAAAAATATATCTTGAGTTTATAAATTATATCTGTTAAAATATAACCTAGTTAAACATAAAGTATCTTGAATTGATCTTGAGTTTAACTTTTAGTTTGATCTTTGACAACTAAAGTTTATATACTATTTAGTAATAAAACTATATAGTATATAACTAGATACTGAGGTATTCTTATGAAACATAAAGAAAAGCCTTTGGATCTACCAAGAGAATTACGGACCAAGATTTCTGGTGTCTACAACATGGGAAGATTGGGATCTGAAATTCGGAACGCTAAGTCTTTTAATTCGTCTACACGTAGCAGACAACATAAAAACTTGGTGGGTGGATCTGAGCCTAAAATCATAAAAGCTCATAAAAAACCAAACAATGGTCTTGATCCTTTTATGAAAAGCTATTAAGGTATAGTACTACAAGCTCATCATACGGTGAGCTTGTGGATACTATGCAATAGTGCTAGTATCGTTTAGTTCTTTGATAATCTAATCTGGAGTATGATATGTATATTCATGCATTGAAAGCGTTACGTGGTCAAGAGATCTCATTCTCAACTCTTGAAACTCTCAAAGTCGGACAATGGGTCTTCCTTGGCAACAACGGTAAAGCTCAGTACAAAGCCGTGTACTGTGGTAAGATCAACCGTACTGGCGAGCATATCATGTGTGAGCATAGGGGTGAACGTCCTGTCCAGTTTGGTAAACTGATACGTGTCCACAAGGAATACGTTGAAGAGATGAACGGACCTGGAGCCAAGATGCCCAACTTGCTTGACCATATGCTGACCATTACTGAAAACCACAGGATTGCCGCATGATCAACGCTAAAGCTACTCAGCGTAGACTCAGGGCTACTGTCCGTAATATGCAACAACTTGCTATTTACAAGGCAGTAGACCTTGAGAGATTAGACAGACGATTGACTCCTGTCCTACAGGACAAGATCGCTAAGTGTGAGGCTACTATAGCCAACACGAAAGTAAAACTCAGGGGTGACATTACGTTGCATAACGTAACGATACCACAGTATGATATGAGTTGACACTTTAGGTAGACTATGGCAACATGGTCTACCATGAGTATCAACTAACACGACAGATACCTTGCAGGTCAGCCCGTGTTATGGGATACTACTAGTCGTTCTTTGATAACCTAATAGACGGAGTTGGATATGTTCCAAACACATAATCCATACTGTCGAGAGTTCTCACAGTTTAGTCCAGAGAACATGGAGCAGACCTTTGCATTCATTCAGGCCAGCATCCGTGAACGTACTGACAAACTGTGGAACATGATGACACTATGGAGACAGTTGGGATTGAACTACGACAGGCTACAATGGGGCAACAAGGGTGATGCCATGCGTTTCATTGATGCCAATCGTAATGAGATCTACAAGGACGTTATGAAGGCTATCCGTTCACGCAAGATGGTCACACACAAGATCATTGATATCGTGACCGAGATACCAGGATTCGGTGTACCGAAAGCTGGATTTGCTAGTCAACTCATACATGGTAGCGGTGGATGCCTAGATGTCCACAATCTACGTATGTATAATATTACAGACAACTTCAATGTCAATGGTGTCAGCCCTGGACTCAAGGCTAAACGCATTGACAATTATGTTCGGATCTGTAAGAATTTAGGTGGTGCTAAAAAACTATGGGATACATGGTGCACGTTTGTTGCCAACAAGTATCCTCAACATTTCGCTAGTCCAGAAGTAGTGAGTCAACTACACGTTGATTGTCTACACTGGCCCATAGTATTGCAGGAGAACAATGACCATACGTGAAGACATGATGCGTAGAAGAGTAAGACGAGAGTTTCTACTCTTGAAACGTAGAAAGAAAGAGCAACAAAAAAATGAAACCAATTGATCCACGTTCAATGAACATGGACAACATCACACAGGATGATATTGACCAAGCTCATGACAAGACCAATGATATACTGATAAAGTTCTTTGGTCTAGTCCATGAGTTGATCAACGACAAGGATGAGAATCTCAGCCCAGAGTTGAAGTATGCTCACCTACTAATCATCCACAAGGCTTGTGGTGAAGCCATGACCAGTGTAGCAACAGAGCTTGAGATGAAGTCTCACGGAAAGGTCTACAATTGACTAGAGAAAACCGATACCATCTATACTTTGGGATTATCGTATTGACAATACTACTGTCCACAAGTATAATGGTTTTAAAACTAAAAGATCTCATGTGGCAGACTAGAGTCATCCACAGTAAGATCGATACTATATCTATGATGAACGAAATCATTCTACTGGAGAACGATGGGCATCCTAAACAGAGGGTCACAAGTACATCGAGACAAAACCAAATACTACAGACCCAGTAGCCAGAGAGAACTAGCTCAGATACACAGGGAGAACTATAGGCTACTACCACACCACAACTACTTGGTTGGTGTGAGTATACGTCTACAGCATGATCATTCGGTGGATCTTATATCGGTCCACTACAATCGAAAACTATTAGACGGACTAGTGAGGGACGTTATAACCAAGAGATGGAAGTCTTAGCTTTAGTATTGCAGTTGTTGGTACTAGGTGTTACACTCTACGTGATCGTGATGTTCTCTCTTAGTTTGAGAAAACCACGTATCATGCACAACCAGTGTCACACTGACAACATGAAAATAGATGATCTACATGGGCACACTGAGCCTCATGTATAGACACGGGTGAGTATCCAAATGTAAAAGGAACCTGACTGTAAATCAGGCGTGTGCACACACTTGTAGGTTAAAATCCTACCTCACCCACCAGATTGGGCTATCATCTGGGATGCGATCTGATTCCAAACCAGATTAGGAGGGTTCGATTCCTTCATAGTCCGCCAAGACTGACTTAAAACAATCACTACTCGTAGTGACCAAAGGTTGAAGGCCCGAAGTCAGGGTTTGTTGCATCCCAAGTATGGTGGGGTGTACCAGACTTAACCAAAAAACCATACAAACTGAGGACAGATAGTGTTCCATTCCTCTGTCTGTCCTCACCACTACAGAGAACTATGAGTACCAAAAAATACATTCATGTCAACCAACACAAGATCAAGGCCAATCGTAAGAACGGAACTGAAGAACCTGTCTTGACAGTGAAGGACTATAAGAGTAATCGTTATGCTAACGAAGTAGCAATCTTGGATGATGCAGGACACATAGTAGCCAAGGTAATATACCGTCCAGAGAAACCATTGTCCTGTGGGGCAGAAGTCTGGATAGAAACTCATAGAGAGGTACGTTATGCCAGTAAAAGCCGAAGGTAAAATGTTAGTTATGTTAGGAAACATATCAGATGGTTTCATCGCAGTTGGTCCCTTTGAAGATTGTGAACAAGGGTTTGAATTTGCAGATACTCAATGTGAGTACGATGAGTACTCTTATCTCACAGTCTATTCACCTGAAGATTTTGTACCTAACAAATGGGGCGATCTCATATTAGAAAGGACTGAAGATGCTATTGAATAACGTGACCATCATACTCTGGGACTTTACCAGAGAGTCAGCAGGAGAAGAGGTAGCAAAGCTACGCTTCAAATACATTGACAACGATACACTAGAGAATATAATCAATACATGGCTTGAAGAGTCAGATGCTCTGTATGACCCTGACATGATCAAGTGTGAAGTAACGTACAACTACTTACCAATACACGCAAAAGCGAGTTGATGAATCTACTGGAAGAACAGATAAAACTAGAGCAAGAGTCCATTGACTACGGAGTTGACCACTATCGTAGTCAGGTTCAAGAAGCAAAGAATACTCAACGTGAGTCCACCACGTTGCACGGTATCACACTGATGAAACACAGTGTTGACAAGGTGGCAAACAAGATCGCTGAGTTCCTTGAAGAGTCTCTTGTCGAGGGTAAAGGAGGCAGACACGCAACGTCAGCAGTGAAGCTAAATGAAATAGATCCAGAAGTCAGTGCCTACATTTCTTTGAAGTGCATGGTAGACGGTATCTCCACGAGGACATCCCTCACCAAAGGATCGGTGATGATCGGTGGAGCACTGGAAGATTACTTAAAGTTCTCCATTTGGGAATCAGGAGAACGCAGGATCTTCAACCGTGTACTCAAAGATATCAAGGCACGGACTTCTAACAGGCAGTTCCAGAGGTACAACGTCATCCGTAAGATGAACAACGTACAGAACATTCCACACACTATGTGGGACAGTGCAGATAAACTGCGAGTCGGTACTAAACTAATCGACATCGTAATACAAACCACTGGTCTGTTTAAGGTCCAGACATTCCAGACCTCACGTAGGGCACGAGAGTCTGTCATCCTACCAACACAGGAAACCTTGAAGTGGATCGAGGAAGTCAACAAACGTGGTGAGGTACTGCATCCAAGGTACTACCCTTGTGTGATACCACCTTCTGATTGGTCAGGTCCACGATCAGGTGGATACCACACTGACAAGCTCAACCAAATACCAATGGTCAAGACTCTGAACAAAGAGTATCTCGATCAATTGGACACGATAGCTATGCCAAAAGAGTATCGATGTATCAATGCACTACAACGTACCAAATGGCAAGTCAATAAAGATGTACTCAAGGTCATGAAACAGGTGTGGGAGTCAGGTCAAGCGTGGCCTGGAATACCACCCAAAGAGGACTATGTGATCCCACCTGCACCAGTACCACAAGGTATGGTGAAAAAGGACATGGACCCACAATTGTACCAAGAGTTCATCACATGGAAGAAAAATGCGGCCAATTTATACAATGAGAATGCACGTATATCTTCCAAGAGAATACAGTTTGTAAGAACTGTCAGTATGGCTGAAAAGTTCAGTAAGTATGATGATATATACTTTGTATATCAGTCTGACTTTCGTGGTCGTAAGTACACTGTTAGTTCGTTCCTTACACCACAAGGACCAGACTATGCCAAGTCCCTGTTGAAGTTCAGCGGTGGACTCCCGATTGAAAATGATGAACAAGCAAAGTGGCTTGCAGTACACGGAGCAAACTGCTTTGGATATGATAAGGTATCACTTGATGAAAGGTTTCAATGGTGCTTCGACAATCTTGAGAATATGCAGAGATCAGTTGAAGATCCTTTTGGATTCCGATGGTGGACAGAAGCCGATGAACCGTGGCAGTTTCTGGCATTTGCATATGAGTTCGTGGCCTTTTGTGACCAAGGCTATGGATTTCTATCTAGTCTCCCTGTTATGGTTGATGGGAGTAACAACGGTCTTCAGCATTTTAGTGCCATTCTTCGTGATCCTGTTGGTGGAAAAGCTACTAATCTTACCGATGAGGATATGCCACAGGATATTTACCAAGAGGTAGCAGATCTTGTGTATGAATCTGTGAGTAAGATGCAACACGAGGATACTCATGCACGACTCTGGATTGAATCAGGATTGATCACACGCAAGTTGACTAAGCGTCCTGTTATGGTTGTACCATATGGTGGTACGATGTACTCATGCAGGGGTTACATTGAAGAAGCTATGCGTGATGAGTTTCTCAAAGGCAAGCCAAATGAATTTGGTGATGACCTTTTTAAATCTTCCATGTTCCTAGCTAGGCACGTATGGGATGCTATTGGTAAAGTGGTAGTCTCTGCAAGAGAAGCTATGAAATGGTTGCAGACGATTGGTAACAATCTTAGTAAGAAGCATATACCAGTTGTCTGGACAACACCATCAGGTTTCCTGGTGCATCAGATGTATCCTGCAACAAAGGAACGTCAGATCACCACACACATTGATGGTAAACTTATCAGACCTGTGCTATCAGATCAAGACCATAGCAAGGTAGACAGACACAGAGCAGTCAATGGTATTGCTCCTAACTTTGTCCATGCCTTGGATGCGAGTGCTTTAACTCTGACAGTGAACAAGTGTCTTGATGAGGGGATCGAGGACTTTGCTATGGTCCATGATTCGTATGGTGTGTATGCTCACAACTCTCCTGCCTTGGCTCTTAATCTAAGAGAAGCATTTGTGGAGATGTATGAGGATCACGATGTTCTTCAAGAGTTCAAGATGTATGCACTGGATGTACTTGATGAGGTTGAACCTCAACCAGAAATGGGAGATCTTGACCTCCGTAAAGTACTAAAATCAAACTACTTTTTTTCCTAACCCATGAAATACTGGCAATACAGGCTATTATAGCATGAAGTACGATGTGGATTATTTAAGTAGAGTGTGTATACACTACTTGGATAATGATGAACAAATACCTATTGACATTGTTTACCAGTGTGTTACACTTGGTATTGATGTCAATGAACTAGAACATAACCATTCATTAGGAAAGGAATTATGGCAAACAAACAGTACACAGTAACACCCAAAGGCAAAATGATGTGGGCTTACCTTCACAAGCCTGACACTCAGTTTGATTCTAATGGTGTGTTCCATGTCAAACTTCAGTTGGCAAATGGATCATCTGATGATCTACGTAAAGCAATCATGCGTGAGCACAAAGCCAACAAGAAGGAGGCTATGGCTCGTAACCCCAAACGAACATCCTTCAGAGAGTATCTCCCATTCAAAGAGATCCTCAATGATGAAGGTCTTGCTGATGGATATGAGTTTCAGTTCAAACTCAAAGCGTTAGCAACCAACTCCAAAACTGGTCAGGAATTTACACAACGTCCTGTTGTTGTCGGACCTGACAAGATGCCTGTACCAAGTGACGTTACCATTGGTAATGGGAGTGTGGGTAAAATAGCTTTTGAGGCTATCCCATACTTCACTGGAAACAACATTGGTGTCAGTCTTCGTTTACGAGGAGTGCAAGTCCTTGAACTGGTTGAGTACCGAGCAGAGGGAACTGATATGTTCTCTGTCGAAGAGGGATATTCGATTGTAACAAGCTCAAAGAATGAACCAGAAGAAGAAGAAATGTTTGAGGAAGAAGAGCAGGACAACGAAGAGGAAGAAGACGAAGAGGACTTTTAAATCTTTGTTTGAAGAGTCGATTGCTCGTAATCTAAGCAAGCGGAAAGTCTCATATGATTACGAGCCACACGACATCAGTTATGTAACAGTTAGACAATATAGACCAGACTTCATCCTATCCAATGGGATTATCATCGAAGCGAAAGGGTATTTCCGTAGTGCGGATCAAAGAAAACACAAGCTCATCAAAGAGCAACATCCTGAACTTGACATTCGTTTTGTTTTCATGAAAGCTAATGGTAAAGTTCAAGGTAGTGGTATGACTTGTGCTCAATGGTGCGACAAGTACAACTTCTTGTACTCCGAAACTTACATCCCAAAGCAGTGGATAGACGAACCTAACCCTAACAAAAAGGAATCACAACATGATCGAAAGGTATCTCTTTCAGCGTGAAGTTGTTGAGGACGAAGACAAAGTTTCCCATCGTGTAGAGATGGACTTTGAAGCTGAGTTCTTGACAGACCTTGCTGAACAGTTCCATTCATTCTTGATTGCTTCTGGGTTTTCCTACGTATCTGCGGTAGCAGTACAGAAAAGTGATGGTGACGTTGCTTGTTCTGATGGATGGGAATACTCACCAGACGATGAAGATGATGACGATGATGAATACGAAGACTGAAAGTAGTTTTCTACGTCATCAATCGTGTGACAACTGCGGTTCAAAAGATAACGTAGC